TATGAGCGAGTTCGATGTCAGGGTCTGTGGAATACCTTGCGTCGTGCGCGTCATCCATTGGGAGCGGCACGTCCCTGCTCGCATTTCTGGGCCACCGGAGAACTGCTACCCCGCCGAGGGTGGATACGGCGACTACGAGCTGCTGGACAGGCGTGGGCGCCCGGCCAAGTGGCTTGAGCGCAAGATGACTGACAGGGACAGGAACGAACTGGACGAGGCCGTCTTCAACCTCATGGAGAGTGGCGATGATTCCTTTGATGACTGGGAGAGATAAATGACTGAGCTTGAAGATCTGCGCCTCCAGTTGGAGCGCGAACGTGAATTGCGCAAGCGCATCTGCCGCGAGATTTACGAGGTGTGGGCTGGCAGTGATGGCATCCCTGCGCCTCAATCGCCATCTGAGGGGTATCTCATGAAGCTGCTGGATGACGTTAGAGACATTGCCAAAGGAGGATTGCAATGAGCTACATCGTGGCATCTTTGCCGCCCTTGAAGTGCTTTGTTAAGCGAGAGTTTTTGTACAACCACACCAAGGGTCATGGCGAGTTTGAGCCTGCAATTTGGGTCAGCATCAAAGCACTGCGCGGCCAAGTGTTCCGCATCGAGTCACTGCTTCCCAACTATGGCGCTTTGTACGACAAGCTCCCTATTCACGCCTATGTGTGGAAAGAAGGTGAAATCACCGAGAGCAACTGCTTGCCAATTGACACTTTGCAACTGTGGGACTGCATGGGTTACCGCTTCACGGTCTGCGAGAAGATTGGCTTGCGCAACCTTGGAGTCAAGTTCTTGGGCAAAGACAAGCAGTGGCACCACGGGCACTATCTGTTTACGGTGGACTTCTGCGCTGACGGCATGGATGTAGACACCGGGTTTACCGAGCAAGCCGAGGAGCACAAGTCTTTCAACTTCATCAAATTGGAAAACGGTCAGTTTGCCTGCCAGCCCAACAACCGATGTCTGTGGTACGACCAAAGCCTGATTCCATCCGAGGTCAAGTTCCCCGACTTCCAAGCCGCCAAAACTTTTTGGACTGTTGACGGCACGCGCAAGTGGTCTGCGGGTGACGATTGGTTTTACGACATCAAGGAGAAGAACACATGACCCGCGACGACATCATCCGCATGGCGCGGGAGGCTGGGTGTATTCCGGTGCGCCACCCCGAGTACGACAACGATGTGCAGGTTTTTGCTACGCCTGACGAGCTTGAACGCTTCGCCTCCCTTGTCGCTGACGCAGAGGCAAAGAGAATGCACGCCGAAGGCATGGTGACTGTTGGTCATATGCGCCAGCAGATCGCAGCACAGCGCCAACCGCTGACGGATGATCGGATCGGCCAGATCATCGAGCAGTGCAAAATCACTTTGGTCAACTATTGCAGTGGCGAAAAGCAGACCGAGTTTGCCCGCGCCATCGAAGCCGCGCACGGCATCACAGGAGAGAAGACATGACTCAACAACCCAAGGCTCTGCAACTGGCTGATGCTATGGAAAATGCTGAATATCCAAATGACTATGACGTAGCAGCCGAACTGCGCCGTCAGCATGCGGAGATCGAGCGACTGACAAAGTTCTGTGACGACCTCATCTGCGAGCTATCGGGTTTAAGAATGGCGGCGAATATGCAAAAGCGGATCGACGAACTTAAGGCATCCCCATCCGCACAGGGCCAGTGGGTCGGGCTCACAGACGAGCAGATCAACCAGTACGACTACCAGTACCGCGATCTGCTCTATGACGCTGAAAAGATGCTCAGGGAGAACAACATGCCGCTTAAGCCCCACCCAGCAGACCCTGACAAGGTGGTCTATGTCCCCCGCCAGTATGACTTACCTACCAAACGGGAGTGGGTTGGGCTGACGGATACGCAAATTGAACAGGTTTACTTTGAAGTGGTAAAGAAACACCGAGGCGCACCAATGCCTTGGGGGCAAGTGCAGTTTGGCAAAGCATTGGAAGCCAAACTCAAGGAGAAAAACACATGAGCAATGAATTTGCGTTTCCAACGCCAACGCACAATTTGCAAAATGACGGCATGACGCTCAGGGACTACTTCGCGGCCAAGGCGATGCAGGCTGACATGTCTACATATTCCCAAGACCTCATCTACGAAAGCCCTGAATGGTTTGTGGCTAGGGCTGAGAAGTGGTATGAAGTGGCTGACGCCATGCTCAAAGCAAGGAGCCGGGCCTGATGCTTAGCAAAAATCTCTCGGCCAAGGACGGGCAACATCTGGCCAGGGTGAAAGAGCTTCCTTGCGGGGTATGTGGCCGAGCTGGGCCGTCGGATGCGCATCACATCGAGCAGGGACTGCACCACCTGTGCATACCCTTGTGCAAAGACTGCCACCAAGGCAGCCACAACGGGCTCCACGGGCGCCGCGCCATTTGGAACGTCATGAAGAAGACCGAGCTGTCGGTGCTCAACGACACGATCAAGCAGCTCACCCAGCCCGATTGACGGGGCCGAAATGCCTGGGCCATAATGCTGATGTCCAAGCCTCCTAGCAGTGGTTCTCGGACAACCGGATGTTCACATCCAACCCCCCCGACCCCTAGGGCATAACTGCTCTGGGGGTCTTTCTTTCTGCACGGCAATCACATAAAATTCATGTGCCTGTACTCACAGGCATTCATGTGAACAATCCTAAAATGAAAGACTGCTATGGCCATCGCACAACGCATCTACATCGTCACGACCAGTGACGGCACTTCCCGCCTCGTGAAGGCATCTCTGCGCCAGCAGGCGCTCTCCCACGTCGCCAACACGCTGTTCACCGTCCGGGTGGCCAGCCAGGACGATCTGGTGAAGGCGCTGACCTCTGGCGCGACGGTCGAAAACTACAAAGAGGCCGACCAGATGGAGATCCAGGGGTAACACCTGTTACCGTCCAAGGTATGGACACCGAGGACAAGCGGGCTTGGTGTGCCGAGGCGGAGAAGGATGAGCAAGAGTTCGTCAGGATCCGCCTCCCCCAGCTCAATATCCGGGGCGTGGTCAACCCCGAGAAGTTTGCAGACCCATTCACCCACGATCTCACCTTGATCACCCAGGCCGACTTGAAGTCGGTCAGGACGCCGCTGTTCAAGGCCAGTGAGATCTACGGCATCGACCCCCAGTACGCCGTCACCTTCAACGTCAAGGATGCGCTGCGCTACCGGGAGCTGTACCCCAACATCATCGTGGTGTTTGACGTGCGCTGGGACACCCTGGAGTGGACTGACAAGCACGGCACCACCTATCGCGTCGAGCCCATGCACGCGACCTTTGCCGGGTTCCTGAGCGACATCCGCCGGGCCATCATGAAGGGTGGCAATCAGGTGCTCAGTTACCAGCGCCGCGTCGATGACAAGGCGGGCAACGCCAAGCACAGCTACGTCTTTGATGTGCGAGAACTACATCGCCTCGGTTGACCACTTGCGCAGTCGCCAAACTTGTGGTTAGAATGGCGGTGCTAGGACGTGGAACTCCGCAGCAGCAGCGAAAGCCGTTAAGTCAGATCCCGACCCCGAATGGGGTGCCGTTACCGAAAGGTGGCGGGTTCCACCGGGGTCTGTCTTAACGGCTTTTTTGCTTTCCACACTTAGCCGTACTCCGCACGACAGCAAGAGCCTGCATGGGCTGCGCGGAAGGAAACACACGGCGATCTCGACACCCCGGATCTGCCGTACCAGCCTGTCAGCGAGGGACTGGTGTAGTCGGTAGGACAAGGGTGGAGTGCCAAGCCTGCCGATGAACGAATCGCTGCCTCCGGGGGACTGGGGTGGGGTCTGTCACTGACTCCCTGCCTGGGTCATGGGTGGTGATCCACCCCTTGGGGGAACTGGGTGAGCGATGTCATGTGATGACATGGGGGGTAATTCATCTGCGATATAGGGGGGTTGGATTGCGCGGGGGTAGGCCGTAAACTGTTCGTCTTTGCTAGGAGAAACAATGAAAAAATTAAATCTCGCGGCCATCAGACTTGATGGCTCGACACAGGCGCGAATTGCGCTTGATTCATCCCAAGTGACCGAGTACGCCGAGGCCATGCGGGACGGGGACAAGTTCCCACCCATCGTGGTGTTCCACGACGGCAGCGATTACTGGTTGGCAGATGGGTTTCACCGATACCACGCAACCAAGCAGAACGGCTTCACAAGCATCGAGGCCGAGGTCAAGACGGGCACGGTGGAGGAGGCGCAGATATACGCCTTCGGTGCCAATGCAAAGCGGGGGCTGTCAACATCACACGAGGACAACCGCAGCATCATCGTCAGGATGCTGAATCACCCGATCAGCAGCACATGGACAAACGCAGAGATCGCCCGGCATGTGGGCGTATCCAAGATGACGGTAGGCCGCATCAAGGCCAGCCTGGAGCAGAAGGAAGACTCTCCTCAAGACTCCAAGAAAACTTACCAGCGCAAGGACGGCAAGCAAGTCACCGTCGATACCAAGAAGCTGGTCACCAAGAAGGCCCAACCCGAGGCTGAATCCCCAGAACAAGACGAGCGAGATCACAAGATCGGCGAGCTGCTCGACACCATCAATGACCTCAACACTGAGAACCAGCGGCTCAAGGACGTGATCGCTGCGCAGCAGTGGGACGCATCGGACATCGAGCGCATCGACATTCACGAAACGCTGGTCGAGTTGCGCGGTCAAATCAAAACCCTGGAGATCGACAACCACGCGCTGCGCGACAGTCGGGACATGTTCCAAAGTCGCAATGCTGAGTTGATGAAGACGGTCAAGGTCTTGCAGGGGAAACTGAAAAAGCTGGAAACGGCCTGAGATAGGGCGCGGTCGCCCTGGCCCACGCCGGAGGGATTCCGGTAGATGAAGGAGTGAACATGGAATTGATGCTGCGAGAGCATCAGCAGCAAGTCATTGAGGCCCTGCGCGAGGGATTTCGCCACGGCCATCAGGCTCAGTTGCTTTATGCCCCTACGGGGTTCGGAAAGACAGAGGTGGCCATCGCCTTGATGAAGGCCACGAAAGAGAAGTACAAGCGAGCTGCGATGGTGCTGGATCGCCTTGTGCTGGTGGATCAGACAAGCCTGCGTCTGTCCAAGTATCACCTGCCGCATGGCGTGTTCCAGTCGGGCCACTGGAAGTTCGACACGTCGGAGCGGCTTCAGGTGTGCAGCGCCCAGACGCTGGAGCGCAGAACAAAGTTCCCCCAGATCGATCTGCTGATCGTGGACGAGTGCCACATTGCGCGCAAGCAGACCGTTGAGTTCATCAAGGCCAACCCAAGCGTGAAGGTGGTCGGGCTCACTGCGACGCCGTTCACCAAGGGCCTGGGCGATGTCTACAAGCATGTGGTGTGCGGCGCCACAAACGAATGGCTGGTGGACAACAAGTGGCTGACGCCCCTGAAGGTGTTCATTGCCAAGGAGATCGACATGACTGGCGCCAAGAAGGTCGCGGGCGAGTGGGCCCAGGACGTGGTGACAGAGCGCGGCATGAAGATCACGGGCGACATCGTGGAGGAGTGGGTCAAGAAGACCCACGAGATCTTTGGCAAGCCTGAGAAGACCATCGTGTTTTGTGCGGGCGTAGCGCACGGCGCTGATCTGGTCGAGCAGTTTGCACGCAAGGGCTTCAACTTCGTGTCCATTTCCTACAAGGACAACGATGACTTCAAGCGGCAGGCCATCGAGGACTTTTCTCGGCCAGACACAGAGATACACGGGCTGATCGCCACTGACATTTTGACGAGGGGCTTTGACGTGCCAGACGTGAAGATCGGCGTGTCGGCCCGGCCATTCAGCAAGTCTCTGAGCAGCCATGTGCAGCAGATGGGCCGCGTGATGCGCGCCCACGCCAGCAAGGAGTTCGGCGTGTGGCTGGATCACTCGGGCAACTACCTGCGGTTCCGGGACGACTGGGACGAGCTGTATGAGGCTGGCGTGCAGGAGCTGGACAAGAAGGTGGAGAAGGCCAAGAAGGAGCCCACCGAGAAGGAAAAGAAAGAGTCCAAGTGCCCTGCCTGCGGCCACCTGTGGCCACGCGGCATGGACATCTGCCCTTCATGCGGCCATGTGCGTCAGAAGCGCAATCAAGTCGAGGCCGTTGCCGGTGAGCTGGAGGAGCTGGCCACGGTCGGCAAGGCGAAGAAAGATGAAAAGCAGAGTTTCTACTCAGAGCTGGTCTGGTATGCCAGCCAGCGGGGCTACAGCCCCAACTGGGCCAGTCACAAGTACCGCGAGAAGTTTGGGGTCTGGCCTCGCGGCCTTGATTATGTGCCAGCCCCCACCAGTACCAAGACGGCGAACTGGATCAAGAGCCGCAACATAGCCTGGGCCAAGTCCCAGAGCAGAGTAAGGATGACAGCATGAACGAAGAAGACATCAAGCGGGCCATTTTCAAGGGCAAGCTCTTGATCATTGGCATGGCGGCCCTGGCCGTTCTCATCGCACTGAAGTGGAGGTTTTCATGATTCAAGAACCGGAAGACGAAGCGTGGGACGAGGTGCAAAAGCGCATCGAGATGGAGCAGGCGTTGCGCGAGAAGGCCAAGGCCAACCCGATGGAGGCGCTGTACGAGGCCGTGCGCAGCGACAACCGAAGGAAGCAGGTAGGCATCATGCTGGCCATGCCGATGTTCGGGGGCATGTGCCACGGAGACTTTGCTCTGTCGATGATGCGCACGGTGCTGCTGCTGACCCAGCTCGGGTATCGGGTGAGCACGCAGGCCATGTTCAACGAGTCGCTGATCACGCGGGCGCGCAACAACCTTGCGGCCACGTTCATGGCAGACAAGACGATGGACTACCTGATGTTCCTCGATGCGGACATCCTGTTCACTGAGCATGACGTGCTGCGGCTGCTGCTGGCGGATCGGGAGTTCTGCGGGGGCATCTACCCTCGCAAGGCCATCAACTGGACGGGCGTAGCGGAGGCCGTGCGGGCAGGCAAGGACAACCCGGAGGACTGGTCGTGCAGCTACCTGTTCAACGCGGTCGGCATGGAAAACGGCGAGAGCGATGCAGACGGGATGATTGAGGTCACCCATGCGGCTACCGGCTTCCTGCTGCTGCGGCGGTCGGTGTTTGAGAAGCTGGCGCCGCACACCCAGACCTACGAGGACGTGGTGCAGGGCAAGCCTTTTGTCGGCCATGATTTCTTTCGCGTAGGCGTCGGCGAGAACGGCAAGTACACCAGCGAGGACTACTGGTTCAGCACATCCTGGCGCAAGATCGGCGGGCGGATCTACTTGAACCCGTACCTGCGGCTGGGCCACATCGGCCAGCACACATTCAACGGCAACCTAGCCCGCATGGGCACAGAGGCCCTGTGAAGCGTGCGCGCCCGGATGCTGACTTCGTGGCCGAGCAGGCGCAGCGCATGATGGAGCTGTTGCAGCCACGGGGCAATCTGAGCGTAGAAGACCGAGAGTATGCGGCGGAGCGGCTTTCAAAGATGCGCGACGAGCGGCTGCAAGGGATCTTCGTTGACCTGATTGGCTGGGGCGACGATGAGCGGGCCGAGATCGAAACCTTTGTGGCCATTGCCATCGAGGTCATGAAGCGCACCAACGTCAGCAAGCTGCGCGAGTGCGCTCGGATCGTGGAGCTGCGGTACTGGATGAAAGACATGGACAAGGAGAAGGCATGAGATTTGAAGACTTTGCCCGGCTGCACGGGCTGCGCGTGGACAGTCTGATTCCAGGCCGCTGGGTGGCCGTCCCGACCGATGATCACCCCCGCAAGCGTAACGGGCGTTACCGTTGGCTGGGTGATGTGGGGTGGGTGCAGAACTGGGCAACGATGCAGGAGCCTGCCATGTGGCGCAGCGAGGAGCGGGACTACCAGTCGCCCCAGGTGCGGCGCGCGGTGGCCGATGCTGGCCGGGAGCGGCTGGAGCTGGCCAAGAAGGCTGCGAGTAAGGCTGGGTGGATCTTGCACCAGTGCAAGACAGACATTCACCCGTACCTTGAGAAAAAGGGGTTCCCGGATGAGTCCGGGAACGTGTGGACGACCGAGGAAGGCCAGAGGCTTCTAGTTGTACCGATGCGGGCAGGATCCCGGTTGATCGGGGCCCAGCTCATCGATTGCGAGGGGAACAAGAAGTTCCTCTACGGTCAGCAGACGAAGGGGGCATCGTTCACGATGGACGCAAAGGGCGCCCCAATCCTCTGCGAGGGATATGCCACGGCACTCAGCATCAGGGCCGTCATGAAGGCCATGAAGGTGCGCTACACCATCCATGTGTGCTTCAGTGCAGGGAACATGAAGGATGTAGCGCGGGGCATCTCCGGGGGGATCGTCGTCGCCGACAATGACCCGAATGGTGTCGGCGAGAAAGCCGCCCGAGAGACAGGTAAACCGTACTGGCTCAGCGATGCAGTCGGTGAAGACTTCAATGACTTTCATCGTCGTGTCGGTTTGTTCAAAGCCATGTCGTCCCTCAAGCGCGCCGTCTTTGCTGGTGGTAGTCCTGCCGCATCAGGCGCAGAAACTTCGCCTCAATCTGGCGCACCCGTTCTCGCGTGATACCGTGTGCCTTCGCTGCCTCGGTCAGTGGCGCCCCTTGCGCCCTGGCCCGCAGCATCTCCCAGTACCGATCCACGTTTTCGCCTTTGACCCTTTTACCATAGAGGGCCCCGAAAGCCTCGCGTGAAGGGAAGTCCACCAGCAGGATCGGGTTGTCTGGGTGGCCTGTAGCAACGGGCACGCGGCCCCCGTAGAGTCGCAAATTGTTCATTGTATTTTTTCCTTGTCAGTGGGTGCAGAAAACGCCTCATAAACTTCGTCGATGACGCCGCAAACGTAGGACTTGAAGGCGTCGCGCGGTACGAGGCCGTAAACCCCACAATTCGCAAGATACCCAGTCAACAGCGGGATCAATTCGTTCAGCGATGAGCCAGCGATTGCAGCGTCGATGCGCTGCGTCAGCTCGGGTTTATGTGCGCGCAGTGGTGTTTCGCGCGGTACTTGTTCGGTCATGAATTCCCCTCAGATGAAAAGAGCCAAAAAAACCAGCAGCAGCCAGAAGATGGCCGCCACCAGCACAAGAAAGCCGCCACGGCGGCGGTGGTGTTTCATTGCTTGATGGCCAGGATTGGCGCCCGTTTGGCGCGGTCATAAATCCATTGAAAAAAGGACTCAAACGGGACATTGCTCCGCAGCCCTTCGCCCGTGACCAGCTCGACGCCATCGGGCACCGGTGCGCTATCGCGCGCCAGCATCAGGCGCCCAGGCTTGCCCGGCTTGCTGGGTCGGCAGTAGAGATAGAGCGGCTCGATCTGGCCACGGCTGGCCATCAGTCGAGATAGGGCCTGCCCCTGCTCCGCGCATTGCTGCACCAGTCTGGCGTATTCGTTCATGATGCGGCCCCTTTGCTTGCTGCGTCCTCGGTGTCAAGGTTGCGGAAGTAGGCCCAGCGCGCGACGGTTTCCGGGTCTTCGCTGGGCGGCGTCCACCCGTAGCGCCTCCATGTGCGCTGAACGTCGGTGCTCTGCCAGTAGGTTGGCAAGGCGTCCGGCGTCATGATGCAGCCCTCGCGGTTTCGCCTGTTACCCGTTCGGCGCTGATGACCTTAACGAGAATCTCGGCGGGCGTGCTGTTCCTGGGCGCCACTAGCTCCCAATATTTCGCCGCCTCACCCTTGCCCATGCGTGCGGCCCAGGTGTAGAGGTCGGCGGTTTCGCACTCGATCACGCGGAAGCACTCGAAACCCTCGCCGCGCGTCCAGTCTGCGGGCGGCAGCACCTCCAGCAGATAAAAGAATCGCTCCTCGTTGATCTCGTGGGGCGCCTCGCCCCGGTTTTGTCTCATGGCCTCATAGCGGGCCATCGTGTCGTTGCTCATGGTTGCAGCTCCTAGCAGTTAAGACGGGAAGTCCCCGCCCCATTGCCCCCAGCGACAGGGGCAACAGGTCGGAGGCTTTAGGCTGCCTGCGGTTCGGCGGCTTCCTGCAAAGCCGCCAGCTCGGCGCGAGCCTCGGACAGTTCGCAGATTTGCTGCGCGTAACCACGGGCGCGCTCGTTCATGGCGTCGCGGTAGTGGCCCAGCTCGTCGAACTGGTTGCACCATGCCCAAAAATCGGCGCTTGCCTGCTCGCGCGTGCGGCGGCATTCCTCCAGCGTTGGCCGGTAGACAGTCTCGCCCAGCAGATTAAAAAGCACCGCGCGAAACCCTCGCCGAGTGTTGTGCATATCAAGGGCGCAGGATTCAATGATCAGGAAAAACGCCCCGCTCATGATCGGGCGCGCGGACAGAATGCGGGACTTGTGAAAGCGCAGCGTCGCGGCGTCGGCGTAGTGCGTGCGGCCTCCGAGGTTTTCTTGTGCGTTGTCGGTGGAGTGGTTGCGGCGCTCCGTGTAAATTGCAGCGTGCAGGGCATCAGCGATGCGGCGGGCGGTGTTCGGGGTCATGGTTTCAGCTCCTCAAAATGACAGGGTAAAAATCAGGATGAAATAAAGGGCGGCGCAGGCCGCCAGCAGCCCGAGGGCTTGAACCCATGCGGGCGGGGCTTTTTCCTCGGGTGCTGGCGTGTAGTTCTGGCGCCAACGGTCGCGGGCGTCGCTCATTGCTCGGCCTCCTCGGCGGGTTGAAAGTCGGCCAACAGCCAGCAACAGGCGGGGAGCCCGTGCGAGTCGTGGCGCAGGTGCTCGGCGGGTTTGTCGGTGCCCAGCGGGAAAGTCGCCAGCCGGACGCAGGCGAAACCGTGCGCGCGCATGGCCTCGACAGTGGCGCCATAGCGGCCCCGGCCTATCGCGGCCCGGAAACCCTCGCCGACGTGGCCAGCGTGCAGGGCAGAGCCTGCGGCCTCCAGCGCGTGCATGATGGCCAGCCGTCCCGGCCAGTCGCGGGCCCCGTAGGGCCTCGCGCGGTGCATGGGGTTTGATGCGCTCATGCGGCCCCCTTCAGGATGCCAGCAGCACGCATAGCGGCGCGCCAGTATTTGGCCCGGCCCGGTGGATTGTCCCGGCCATAGTGCAAGCTGGCCTCGGTAAATTCTCCGGTTATGAAGTCTTGCTCGGTTTCGGCGCTCAGCCACTCGAAAACCTCGCCGCGCGCGGGATAGCATGAGGGGTGCGGGTGCGCCTGCATCAGCGTGACCAGCTCGCGGAAGGTGACCGATTCATGTGTGGAAGTGCTCACGGGTTCGGGGCAATAGTCGGCCTCCTCATCATCGGGGGCAGGATATTGGGATTCGATGCGGGTGATGGTCAGCATGGCAGGGGCTCCGTGTAGGTTGGAAGGCGGCGGATCCAGGCGTCGGCGCTCAGGTGTTCCGCGCGGATGGTGTAGGGGATACCGGCGGCGCGCAAGGCCTCCAGCAGCCGGGGTGCGTCGCAGTCTTCCTCCAGCCATACGCGGCGCGAGGGCGCGCGCTCGGCGTAGGAATAGCGGGAAATTTGGCCAGCGATGCCCAGGCGCGCGAGGGTATCGGCGTCGGTGCTCAGCCAGCCGTGGCCGGGGTCTGCGATGAAGTGCAGCGCGAGGGTTTCGGGTGTCGTCATGGTTTTCCTTCCTGATTAAAGTGGGTCTGCGGTTAAAAATTGTTGTCCATGGTTCAGGGCGAGCAGCTGCATCGCCTCCCATTCATCAGCGCCGCGCTTGCCATATCCAAGCGAGCCAAGGGCTGCAGCGCAAAAAGATGGGGAGCCGTCACCGAAGGGTTCAGACTGCTCGATGGTGACAATGACAAACTGCCGATTGCCAGCCCAGTCCAGATATTGCATTTGGTATCGCTTGCTCATGTTTTCCTCTCGTTGGTGGTTGACTGTCAAGCCTTCGATTCTATGAATGGGCTATTGACTGTCAAGCCCCTAAGGCCATGATTTGTTTTTATTGCAGCCCGAAGGGCAATAGTTTTTCTTGATCAACAGCTCACGCTATGGCATGATGCGCGCCAATAGGTGTTCTCAATCTGTACCCGATGAAAAAGCTAACCCGCAAGCAAGTAGCCGAAGCACTCCAGGCCGTGCCGGTCGATGTGGTGCTGCTGGGCGCAGTGGGCGCGAAACAATCCCGGCTTACCGCAAAGCAGAAGGCATTCGCGGAAGGTGTAGCGATGGGCAAAACAGGCGCGCAGGCATACCGCGACGCATACGACAGTAAGGGAAAGCCCATCACGCAAGGGCAGGAAGCAGCACGCCTGAAGGCATCCCCTCACATCGCCGCACAAATCGAGGCGCTGACCCTGGCCAATGAGGCGATGAGATACGCAACA